ATTGTTTAATGGATAGTGCGCCCCCCGCTTTACACGGGTGGCCCCCCATGCCGCAAATGGACATGAAAGATTTTAGCACATGCGGATTTGCGCTTTTGCGCGTGCTTGATGAAATCATGTCGCACCATACCCGAGGTGGCTCGGGCCGGAAGAAGCGTTCTAAAGCCAAAATTCAGCACAGCTATGGAGCTGCATGCATGAAATATTGGAGAACGCTGACACCGGGTGCGGGTGAAGATTTGGAAGAGCGTATTTTACAAGCTGTTGCTTTTGGACGCTCATATTTGGAGATCATCTATGATCATTATCCAAATTTTTCCAATCTTCATTGGGACACACAATTGTCGGTTATTCAAATGGCTATTGAATGGGATGCTCCATTCATGAAAGCAGCCAAGTGGGTTGTTTCCGCCCCCATGGCCGCTCATCTCAACAATGAGCTGCCACCCAAGCCATTTGAACAAATTGCTACCATTCCATTCACCGGCGCTGCTAAGCAATTTTTGAAGAATCGCTTAATTGCCAAGAAATCAAAACAGAATCTCCATTTCTGGAATTCTATTTTGCTTGGTGTCAAGCGCGGGTGTTTACCACCGGCTAAAGACATGGTTTTGAAACAGCTCAAGAGCCATGCTGCTGGCTTATCAAAAGAACCGCCAGCTTTTAAACCCAATATGGATTCTTTTGTGCGAAGATGCTTAAATGGAATTAAGCCCATTCGCTTTGTGAACCATATTCGGGATACCGGTGGAGCATCATATGAGACCGCTAGATCGATGGGCGGCAAATGGGAAACCATCGTAAGAGCTTTTAACGGTGTAACATTCGATCAAATTTTGTTACATGACCAATTGCTCTATATGCGTCCAGATGGTAAATGTTACCATGGACGCTTGGTTCCCAGATGGCACGAAATACGTGCTCTCATTGATGCTGATGGTAGCGAATTGGTTCGAGCTATTGGATTGCTTGAACCGCTGAAGGTCCGTGTTATTACAACCGGAGATTCAGCTTCAGCGGTTTATCTAGAGCCGCTTCGAAAGCATGTACATGATTGGCTTCGAAAAATGCCAATTATGAAAGCTCTAGACAATCCAAAAATGACAATATCGGATTTGGATGGCATTGTCGAGCGCGAGACCAAGCTTGGATTGAAATTTCCCAGCTGGGTATCGGGCGATTATGCAGCAGCGACCGATAATTTGAATATGCATGCAACAAAGCAATGTATATCTGCAATCGCATCGATGCTTGGTCGACAATGTGACATCGGGCTTTTAGAGCGCTCATTATATGGCACCCAGCTGGTTTACCCAGATTCGCCAATTGAAACCGTCCCACAGCGGAATGGCCAATTGATGGGTAACCCGCTGTCATTTCCGATATTGTGTCTGGTCAATTTGTTTGCGTACAAACAAGCGATCGACGAATACACATCCAGCGATGTTGATATCAAAAATTTACCCGTTCTTGTGAACGGCGATGATATCTTATTTCGGGCGGATCATCGTCTATTGTCGATCTGGACCAGACATATTCGCGCGGTTGGTTTTTCATTATCCGTTGGGAAATATTATGTTCACCCCAATGTGGCGGTGATGAATTCCCAAATGTTTGTTAACGGATCGGGTGGTATGTCTGAGATCACATACACAAATCCCGGTCTATTATACAAACACGGATATGCTGGTAATAAGAAGAGTGTGGCCACTCTTCCAATTGATCAAATCTTTAACCAATATTTAGCCGGAGCTTGGAACAAGCCCAGAGCACAGAAAAATCTGCGCTATTATTGGAAAGATTTGATCAACCAGCAAACCAACGATGGTCTCTTTAATTTGTATTTACCGAGATCATCGGGTGGATTGGGTGTGAATTCAGATGGTGTTGAGATGTATACAACCCATTTTCAGAAATGGCTTGCTTTTGCTCTCCACCGCTATCAAAATTGGCACCCCCACCATGCCCATGAGATGGTGAATTCAAGCATCCATGCTAATAAGCAGAGCTTATGTTGCATGAAGCATTCTCATGGGATCCGCGCGATTTGGCTTTCAAATCAGCCAACCCAAGATGAAATTGATGTCTTGACAAAAAAGCTCAGACATTATGGTCTTGGATGGCGCAATCATGATTGCCACCAACGGTTGATGGAACATTATGATATGATTCAATATGCTTTTGAGCACAATTGCATATCTTTGGTTTCATCAATCCATCGATCTATCATGGATTTGAAAGCAGCTCGAACCACCGACATAGATGTCAATCGGTCATCCACATTATTGTGGCATGCGAACTCCGGAGAGATTCGCATGGATCGTGATTTTGACCCAGATTATGTCTGGTTTCAAAATCTGACCAAAGCCAAGATCGCTCGGCTTCGCGCATTTTTGGGATTCGGTCCATCGGATTTGCTACCCGATGTCCCAAAGCCAGCTGATCGCAAAGCTTTTTGCTTTGTTGGCAGATTGACATGTGTGTCCACATGATTTTCATCGGG